AGTTCCTGCGTACCCCAGCTTTTTTGTTTCCCGGTCATCGCATTAATCGGGAGGGCTGGCCCTCCCGCCTCCCTTAGCTCATGCTCACGTATTCAGGCTTCATATCCGCCAGGGTGATGCTGAACTGATCGTGCAGCTCGTCGCCGAGGTGTCGTTTGGCCGTCGCCAGCGTCTGTTCTGCTTTTGCGAAAAGCTCAGTGGCTTCCGGTTCGTCAGGCTGGGGCAGGGAGTTGATCGCCGCTTCGACTTTGTTGCGGGCATCAACGAGGTAGTAGCGCTTCACGGCTTTGTTTTTCAGTTCGGTGAACAGTGCAGACCCCAGCGTGGGCTTCGCCGATTCGATATCAGCACGCACCGCTTTTGCCTGGTCCACATCTTCCGCGCCATCAATGCGGTCACGGAACTCGTCGGCCAGCGCGTCAATGTTGGCGGTCGATTCCTGCGCACTGGTGGTTGTCGTTTCAGCCGGAATATCGGCAACGTTTACGCGGTGCTGCGGCACAGGGTTAATCTCCTTTTCGGTGCGCTGCTGCAAATCATCCTGGTCATAAATACCCATCGTGACCTCAGGGCAATAAGCGCGTGCCCAATACTTAACTGCGAGATAACCGATTTGTTGCTTAGGAGCCGTCTTCCATAGCGGGGAGTTACGGGTGGTGATATCAGCAAGATAAATTGGCTCGCCCCAGGTGATATCGGTTTCGCCGCGAAGCACTGCACCTACGCGAACGAACAAGCCTGTTTCATCACGAGAATCCTTCTTACCGACAATTTTTTCCCAGGCCCCACCATATTCGTACTTAAAACGGCCCTGTACGGCATTCGAGCTGGTGATAAGTGCATTGTAGAGTTGCGCTTCGTAACCAAGCGCCCCGTTGACCAGATGTGTTTTCTGACCCACCACAAATGGATCCATACCCCAGCGCGCCGCCTGCATAATGATGGCCAGACAGTCCGAGGGTCTGCCCTGCAAATGCTTGGGTACCGTTGCGATACCTTGTGACATCACATCGGCCAGCTTCATCATGCGATCCATTACATCAATGTTGAACAGCAAAGATGTATTGTTCACCGTGTTAGATGAAGACTGCTCTAAAACTGTTAAGCTATTATTTTTCATGGTTATTTCCCCTTATGCCTGGGCGCGCAGCGCTTCGAGGCGGCGCAGATCAAAATCGTTGAGTTCGTCGGTGTAGTCGTCGGTGATCGGCGCTGGCCACTCGCCTGTATCAAAGGCGTTCGCTATGGCGCGCATCGTCGCCCGGTACTCAAGCGCACCCAGCTCAAGCATTTCAGCGCTGGCTTCCACGATGGCTATCCAGTGATACCCCTCGTCTTTGTTGACGAAAATCCAGAAGAACTGGTCCAGTGCTGCTGTTTCGGTATACATGGCCGCGCTCAGGTGATAGTCACGCTCAATGATTTCGCGGTGCAGGCGGGCGCGCAGGCCGGACTGCTTGATGTTCCACATGCTGATGGTTTTCAGGTCAGCACCAATGCGCACGCCGTTTAACTCCAGCTCAAGGTCAGGCCGCACGCGGATTTCCAGCCCGGTTTCTTCATCGATACCGAAATAGCTCGTCTCAACAGCGCGATCAGGGTGCAGCAGCAGTTTTCCTGCGGTGGGGTGTTCGTGCAGCGCCTTCTGGATAGCCAGCGCGGTGGTGTACTGCTGCCGGGTCACCAGAATCTTGTCGCCCGGATTCTCGCGCCACTCATCCAGCAGTTCGTCAGCGAATACCGCGTCAGGCTTAACGGATTTCACCGCCTGGATCAAGTCGGCTTTCGTGCCGGACACTTTCAGCGGTGCAGGCTTCTGCGCTTCCTGCGCCACAAGGTCAGGGTTGATGATCGCTAACTGCTCCAGTAGCGCGTCACGGCTGCAGCTGGTTTTTACCGGCGCGGGCAGGGTGGCGTTGTACTCTTTGATGCAGGCCTTCATGGCAGATACGGTGAAGTTTTTATCGTCGCCAACGATCCGCTTAAACTCGTCAGGCAACCTGACATAAGCGAGGCCAATTGCATCTTTGTCCCCGCCCAGCGGCAACTGAGGGGGCAGGGTGGCGTTGTACTCCTCCAGCAGCACTTTGATATCGTCAGCACTCAGCTGCGCGGGCAGGCTGGCGTTATGCTCATCGATAAAGGCGCGCAGGGTCGCCGCGGTGGTGAATGCCCCCTCAGGGATCACTGGCTCTACGCTGAACTCTTCATCAAGGTTTTCCGGTTGCAGCGCCAGCGCATGCACCAGGTTACCCATATCCAGCACTCTGGAACCTTCACGCGGGATGGTCTTAGCGACGTGGCGCGCGTTGAAATACATCAGGCTGACGCGGGCGTCCTTCACCTGGGTGCTGCTGATCCCGTTTGCTGCGTGATAAACGTTATTTGGCAGACCTTCATAGCGGCCTGGTTCGAAGTACGCAGGGTATTCGGCTACTGGTTCGGCCTGATGCGCTTCTGGCTCGATCTGATTCACTTTTGGTGTGTTTGGATGCGCAGAATTGTCATCTTGATGCGCATTTTTCGCGTTTTGGTTTACATCAGTGTCTTCCTGGTGCGCCAGGGTCGGCGCTGCAGCGGCAAGAATTTCAGCCGTGGTCAGGGGAACTGTTTCTGCACCAGTTGCATGAGCGCTTTCATCTGGCAGTACTGCCGCTTCGCCTTCCGGAACCGCATCGCCATTTTCGGCTTCATTTCCGTGATCCGTTTCCATCTGCACATTGCTGATGCTCTCCACATTTTCTGGTTTTGCGACTTCATTTGAGGGGGTATCCATCAGGCCATCAATGGAGAACACGCCGTTGCCCATGCTGGCGATTTTGGGCTGTTCGGCTGCAGCTTTCTGCTCTGCTGCGACCTGCACCTTTACCTCGTTTTCCCAGCTCTTTTCTGGCACGTGACCGGCGGCCGCCAGGGTTTCTTCAGTCGGGTGCTCATGGTCGCTTTCAGTCAGGTTCTTGTTGATGTAACGGCTCAGCAGTTCCGGGAAGCTGTGAACGTTTTCTTCTGCGCCGCGAATAAGAGCAAAAATAGCGGCACGGGAATAATCCAGGATGCCAGCGCGTTTGCGCAGGGCGGCTGACCACTCTTTGAAAGGGCTCTCTTTCTTACTGACGATATCTTTTGCACGGCGGAAAACGCCCCCGGGGATATCATGGATGTTGAAGTCCATAGGCAGGGTGGCCAGCGCAATTTCAATGTCCAGAGTGTCCAGCGTGTGGGTCAGAGTCGGATTGCGATCGGTCTTATTACCGCCCCCGGCGCAAGTTTTGACGTCGGTGCGCTGAATCAGCGCCACACGGCAACCTTTCACCCATTCTTTGACCAGCAGGCCGCGATCCACATAGCTGGTTGCGCTCCACGCTTTCATGAACTGAAGAACCAGGCCTAAATCCGGTGCCTTTTTGTCAGCAGGAAACACCTCTTTCACTGCATCGGTCAGCTTCCAGAGGTCGTATTCACGAACGTCTTTCAGTCCTTCAACGTTCTCAGCGGCCAGCAGCAGGTTCTGCACGAACGAGTTATCCGTGTCAGATTCAAGTGCCCGCACGGCTTTCAGCTGATCGTTGTCGATATGGTATGAGAACTCTTTCTCCGCCAGAAATTGCGCAAGCAGGCGCTGGCGGAAAGGCAGCGCAGCTACGGTATGAAGCTCCGTAAGCGGCGTTTCGCGCCACTTCTCAACAGAGAACTTTTCGGCACCTGAGGCATCGGCTTCAGGGTTCTGAGCTGCCGGCTGATTACCGCTGAACCAGTCTTTTACCAGCTGGTTACGGTCGCCAGCATCGGCATTAACCCAGGCTGACATGAAAGCAGCGATCGCAGCAGGTTCATGCTCTTCGTCCGGCGAGAAGGTGTCTTTAATTGCCTGAATCAGATTCCACTCGGCATGCAGGCTGAGATCGCTAATTTCAGGAACGTCATTTTTGGCCTGCAGCAGGTGCTGCATGTAGCTATTTTGTTCGTCCATGGACATGGACATTGCAGCAATCATTTGCTCATTGCTGATATGGGTCTGGTATTTATCGCCGAGCAGGTGAACAGCAAAGCGCGCTGCCAGAGAACGGTTTTCTACCGGAATACTTTCGTCATGTGTTACGACTTCATCGCTAGTTTGCTGAGTGGTACCGGTGGGGGCTTCAACGACTTCGGCAGACTCAACACCAGCTTTTGGAAGCCAGGAGCGGCCGTCGTCCTGGAGTTCGTAGCGTTCGCACCAGGCGAAATCAACCACGCCTTCTTCTGGCAGGTCGTTGTATACCGGAAAATCAGTGCGGATCGGCTTGGCGTAATCTTTACCACGACCGGTTTCGATTTCGGCGTCTTCCAGCGCGACATCCAGCTGCAG